CATACAGAAGTTCGGGATGTACTTTTGTCTGGCGGTGATTTATTAACTATGGATAATGATTCTATTGAATATCTCCTTAAATCCGTAAGAGAAATAGAACATGTAGAATTTCTAAGAATCGGAACTAAAATTCCAGTAGTTCTCCCTCAAAGAATAACTCCGGAGTTATGTTCAATGCTTAAGAAATATCATCCATTGTTTATTAGCATTCATTTTAGCCATCCGGATGAATTAACCCCAGAAGTAAAACAAGCTTGCGAAAGACTCGCTGATGCAGGTATTCCGCTTGGTTCTCAAACAGTTCTTCTTAAAGGAGTAAACGATGATGTTCCTACAATGAAGGCACTTATGCATGGGTTACTTAAAATAAGGGTTAGGCCATATTACATATACGCATGCGACCTCGTACCCGGGACAAGCCATTTTCGAACAAAAGTAAGCAAAGGAATTGAAATGATTCAGGGGCTCCGAGGATGGACAACGGGATATGCGGTTCCTCAATTTGTTGTGGATGCTCCTGGTGGTGGGGGAAAAATCCCACTCCTCCCAGAATATTATATGGGGCAAGAAGGAAATAAAGTTCGTTTAAGAAATTATGAAGGCAAAGAATTTATTTATATCGAAAATTAGCGGATAAATAAAGAAAACCTTTATATGCAAGCTAAAAAAGTCTTCGAAACTCAACATTTTGAGAGAGGAAGAAGCCCCAAAGCTTCTATGGATATTGGAGGAATTCAAATATCTACTCTTTATACGAAAAGGGAGAATGAATATTTGGAAAGCATAAAAGAAAAAAAAGAAGAAGCTAAGAGAGAATGGACTCAATTTCTTCGAAAAACTTTTGTTGGCAAAACTATAACCGCAAAACTTAAATCCCTTCCGTCTTTTGATAAAGATATGGGAATAACCAAAAATCGGGAAACAAAAAGAGGTGAATTTACAATTCGGGTTCAAGATGTAATGGATTCAGGTGATTTTGGGGAAAAATTTGGAGCTGTCAATATTATTTTTGCTGATATGGAAAATAATATTTATAGTTTAGAAGGCATTGATCAAAAAATTTATATAAAATAATGTACGAATATAAAGCTATTGTCAGAAAAATCTATGATGCTGACACCGTTACTTTAGATATTGATCTAGGATTTTATACATGGATTCATAGTCAATCTTGCAGACTTTTAGGAATAAATGCTCCTGAAGTTACTGGAGTAGAAAAACCACAGGGAATTATATCCAGGGATACTTTAAGAAGCTGGATTCCTTTAGAAAGTGAAGTTACTATTAAAACTTATAAAGATGATTCTGATAAGTATGGCCGTTGGCTTGTTGAAATATTTTATGAAGGGGTTAATATAAATCAGAAACTTCTCAATGAGGGGTTTGCTCAGGAATATCAAGGATGAAAGCCAAATTCATATATGAATCATTAAATTTTGAAAGAGGTGCGGACCCTAAAGATTCTATGGGGGTTGGTATTAGATATAGAAGAAGTTTCAAAACGGTACGAGAATGTGCTAATTTTTTCCTGAATCATATTGATAAACTTTCAAATGGAAGATTTAATAATATCGATGAATTAAAAAGAGCTTTTAGAGACGACGAATATAGAAATCAAATTATTCAAGGATCAGGAGAAGAAGATGAAAATCCTAATAGCACACTTCATTCCTTTGCTATTAATAGGAGTCCTCTGCGAATGTGTAAAGATTATCTAGAGGGATTTAAGAAAACAGATAATAAAGGAAATGTTCTTTCTAGAAAATATTCACCGGTTTATATTGAAGAATGGGGAAGTACTTTTGATGAAAATATTGCAAAATTAGCTTGTTTAAAAGAATTCCATCAAGAGATCCAAAAAATATTAGGATTGAGAACGGACGATTCCTTGATATAGGAATCCAATCTTAACGATTTTTTAACGGAAAATATTTTTTTATAAGAAAACTTTTAGTATATTTGCACCATAAAAAGATACCGTGGTAAGATAAGAGTTACTTCGTCCGATCCTATAAATCAGAAACTGAAACAACCTCTTAACAATTTTCCCGGAATTTTTTACAATAAGTTAAAACTTTTTTGATATTTGCAGTAATATATAGAGAAACTTAATAAATACTACTTTCAATGAAAAGGCGTGGAAATATGGATAATTTCGTGAATTGGTTTGGCTTTAATAGAGCAGCCGATAAAGACGGAGGAAGTTGCCCGCTTGAAAGAGTAGAGTAAGACTAGAAATAGTTAGGACTTTATATAAAGCGGGAACTTTCAAAAGAGATTCCCGCTTTTTTTGTTCTTTAAAATATTTGGTGAGGTAGCTCAGTTGGTAGAGCAATGGACTGAAAATCCATGTGTCGGCAGTTCGATCCTGCCTCTTACCACACCAATTGGGGGAGTAGCTCAGATGGAGCAATCGCGTAGAGCGCTGGACTGAAAATCCAGAGGTCATCGGTTCGATCCCGATCTCCCCCACAACACCGATCTGAAAAGATCATGTTCTTTGACATGCTGGCAATTGCACCTGTAGCTCTAAATGGCGAGCCGTAAGGCGAGAGCAGCTGGCTTTTAACCAGCGGGTTGGGGGTTCGAGTCCCTTCAGGTGCACAATGCGGGTGTAGCACAATGGCTAGTGTTCCAGCCTTCCAAGCTGGAAATGTGAGTTCGATTCTCATCATCCGCTCTAAGAGTAGTAATGGATCAGGGTTACTTCGCACTGAATGGTTCAGTAATTGTCTGTTAAACAATGTCCGCGGTTCAAATCCGCCTCGTTCCCTACCGATTTTCTCTCTTAAATGGTCTCAGGGGCTGCTTGGCGTGGCCGCCGGGTTGTCACCCCGGAACAGAGAAATCTGACAGGAGGGTTCGAATCCCTTTGGGACCGCCAAATAGGGGTATGGTGTAATGGTAACATGTTTCTCTCCAAAAGAAATGTTCTGGGTTCGAATCCTAGTACCCCTGCCAAAAATTCTATAGGAGACTCTTAAAATGGAAAGATACCGCGCATAGAGACGGCGGTTAATGCCTATAGAAAATTTGGGCTGTTAGCTCAGTTGGCTAGAGCACCTGCCTTGCACGCAGGGGGTCAAGGGTTCGACTCCCTTACGGTCCACGATCACTCTCCTGTATCCGTAAAGGCATCCGGTACACTCTCTTAAAGTGGGCTATGCGGGTTCGACTCCCGTCAGGAGAACAAAACTAAACATAAAGTTATTAGTTCAAAAACCTTTAGTCTATCTATGTATATAAAATAAAAAGATGAAAGTTTGTGAAAATTGTAATATTGAGCATAATGGTTCTTATGGTTCAGGAAGATTTTGTTCAAAAAAATGTGCAAGGGGATTTAGTACAAGGGAAAAACGATCAACTATAAATAAATCTGTAAGTAAAAAACTATTGGGTAGTGGTCATGGAGATGTTGAAAAAATTTGCCCTGAGTGTAAAAAAATATTTAAAGTAAAATGGTATAAAAGACACATTAAAACGTGTTCTAGAAAATGCGGAGTTTCTTTAAAATTTAAAACAAATAGCAAATTAAAGGAAATTTTATCTAATGCAAGAATTAAAAACATTGAAAATGGAATTGTAAATGGCTCAGGAATAAAATGTGAATATAAATTTAAAGATAAAATAATTAAATGTGATTCAAAATTAGAATATGCAGGATTAGATTTTTTTGTTAATAATTATGATGTTTTAGACATAAATAGAGCAAATATAAAAATTGATTACAAATATAATAATGAAATACATGTATTTTTGCCAGACTTTAAAATTACAACTGCTGAAGGTATTTATATTGTTGAATGTAAATCTGAAAAAGTGACGTCATATATGCAACAAAAATGGAAAAATTATATTGAAACATCAAAAATTAAAAAGGAAAAATTAATTGAATATTGTAAAAGTAATAATTTTTTATTCTTTTGGTTTACTCAATATACATCAAATAATTATGCAAGTATAAAAATATAATTAGTGCGTTAGTTCAGTTGGTTAGAATATGTGACTGTCACTCACATGGTCGCCGGTTCGAGTCCGGTACGCACTGCAAATCTGTAGTAAGATAAGAGTTACATCGTTGGTTAATCATCGGTTCGAATCCGATACCAAGCTCCAAAAGTTGCTTAGTATAATACTCTTTTCGAATTTCTCAGATTATGTTCCGGTTGCCTTAGTTGGTCGAAAGGTCCTGGCCGTTAACCAGACGCTGAAAAAGCCGCCGTGGGTTCGAATCCTACCCGGAACGCAAAACCTTTTGAACCTATAAGCATATAACATGAAAATAATATGTTTTATGTTCGAAAAAATGAGAGACTATATAAAATATAGTCGAGAGGAAAGAAGAAAACATTTGGATTTAAAAGAAGATTGTATTGAAATTGGGGGATATGATTCTAGAGAATATCGAGGATTATTAGCTCATTTTCTAAAAACAGAAATTCCAACGCATGAAAATATCAAAATTATGTTATGTCATGCATGCAATAATTCTAAATGTAGCAACGTTAAACATCTTTATTGGGGGACTACAAAAGATAATACAATAGATTCTAAAGAATTCGGAACTTGGAAAAATTTATTTGAAAGGTCCAAAGAAAAATATGGGGAAAGAAAAGCATTAGAAATTCAGAGAAAAAATGCTTCTAAAGGGGGAAAGGGGAACAAAGGAAAGAAAAAGATTACTTTAGAACAAGAAAAATTATACTTAGATACTATAAAAAAATATTTTCCTTTAAACAGAGGTGATATTAGTAAACTTGCAAAAGAATTAAATCTTTCTCATACACAAATAGGAAGAATATTAAAACAACATAATTTGGGGATGTAGCTCAGAGGTAGAGCAAGTGGCTGTTAACCACTGGGTCGGGATTTCGAGATTCTCCATCCCCGCAAACGAGTAAGTTTCCTTTTCGAGTCTAAAGGACATATATGACCCTGCTACCTCTGCAGATTCCTAAGGTTTGTCCACTTACCCATTTGCCCTTTTAGCTCAGATGGCCGAGAGCGCTTCCGTGACATGGAAGAGGTCGTAGATTCGAATTCTACAGAGGGCACAAATTGTAGTGAAACAGCGAGTTACTTCGCCTCCTAAGCGAGAATCACAGGTCCGATTCCTGTACCCCCGACCAAAAAATTAACTGGGGGTTGGTGTAGTGGCAACACGCTAAAAATACTCAAGTTAATTTTCTCAGTTTAATTTATCAGTTTGTGGCGAAATCCCGGTCTCTGTAAAAAGCCGAACTTCAAATGGGGGCGCATGTACCAAGGCTTGGCGACGTCGACTTGCAATCCACGTGAGGAGGATTCGATTTCCTTCGCTTCCACAAATTACACTGGAAGGTGTAATCTAACACCATAATAAAGTTCGAACATAAAAATGGTGTTTGCGATATAGCTCAGAGGCAAAAGAGCGCTCTCGCCGAAAGGGAGAGGTCGATGGTTCGAGTCCATCTATCGCAACAAATCGCGGAAGAGTGAAACGGAGCGGTAACAATGGGTGGAAGATATAGATGCTTCTGTCCGGGTTTACCGAATCATAATAGGCTCATAACCTATTGATATTGGGTTCGACTCCCATTTCCGCTACTAATACCGTCGTGCCAGAGTGGACAATCGGAGAGGGCTCATATCCCTTGGCATTTATGTCTCGCAGGTTCGAATCCTGCCGACGGTACCGCTTTTAAAATTCGAACCATGAATATATAAATCATGGAGAAGAAATTTAATTATTTTTATCGAATAGAAAATCTCATTAATGGGAAATTCTATTTTGGAGTGCATGGAACAGATATTTTGGCTGATGGATATATTGGATCAGGAAAAAGATTAAAATATGCCATCAAAAAATATGGAATTGAAAACTTTAAAAAGGAAATCCTCGAGTTCTTTGACAAATATCAAGAAGCTTTAGATTATGAAGCAGAAGTAGTTAATGAGGATTTAGTTTTAAATCCTAATTGCTATAATTTAAAAAAAGGAGGAATTGGGGGAAATAATGGAAAGGGGGATGAATGGTATAGGGAGCATATCAATTTGATGCTTCAAGCTCAATGGAAAGATCCAAAATTTATTGAAGAACACAAAAAACGATGCTCAAAAAATTTAAAAGGATCTCCTAATTCATCAAGGTTTAAAGGGAAAAAACATTCTGATGAAACTATATTACAAATGAGAAATACCCACCATTTAAACGGAGATCAAAAAGGAACTAAAAATTCTCAGTTTGGAACATGCTGGATTCATAATGACAAAGAAAATAAAAAAATAAAAAAATCAGATATAGATCTTTATCCAGGATGGGTTCAAGGTCGAAAAATGAAATTTCAAGAAATAACTTAAGTAACAAGGAGCTACATCCGGTCGCTAACATCCCGTTCGAGTCGGGTTTTGTGGGGTAGCTAGGAGAGACTAAGACCTACTTAAGTTTTACAATATTGCGGGGTGGAGCAGAGGCAGCTCGAAAGGCTCATAACCTTTAGGTCGGGGGTTCGAATCCCTCTCCCGCTACAAATGGCGAGAAAGTTTAGAAAAAAATGCTCTTTAAATTTTCTCATTTAGGTGTAGTAACATGAAGAGATACATCGGATAAAACGTCAAGCTCATAACTTGAAGATCGTAGGTTCAACTCCTGCTCTCGCCACAAATAAGGTAGCTGTAATGCAGCGTAAGCATAAATCGGGGATCGTGGCTGCATCACCCCTTGAGCCTTACTTGACCTCGTAACTCAGTTGGTAGAGTACAACACTTTTAATGTTGGAGTCGTGAGTTCGAGTCTCACCGGGGTCACAAATAAATAAAATAAACCTTTTATGAAATGTAAATATT